CACTTTACCATGGCAGATAATCCGGCGCTGAGTGATCGGGTACGCCAGCGGTATGAGCGGATGTTCCAGGGAACCTTTTACCAGCGGTTTGTGCTGGGCCAGTGGGTGGCGGCCGAGGGACTGGTATACGATTTCATCGACCCGGCGGAGTTGCCTCCAGTTCCAGATGGCCCCTTTGCCCAGTGGCGTATTTCTTGCGACTACGGGACGCGCAACCCCGCCTCCTTTGGGTTGTGGGGACAGAAGAACGGAGTATGGTACCGAATCAGGGAGTTCTACTACGACGCCAGGGCGGAGGGGCGGCAGATGACTGACGGAGAGTATGTCCAGGCGCTGACCCGGCTGGCGGGAGGGCGGGACATTGAACGGGTGCTGGTAGATCCGTCGGCGGCCAGCTTTCTCGAGGCTCTGCGCCGGGCTGGCTGGCCGGCGCGAAAAGCGGACAATCGGGTGTTGGAAGGCATCCGGGCTACCGCCCAGGCCCTGAAGGACGGGCAAGTGGTGGTGTGCCGCACCTGCCAGGCGGCGGCCAGAGAGTTTGGCTTGTACTGCTGGGAAGACGGCGCTGCCCGGGACAGAGTCCGCAAGGAACACGACCACGCTATGGACGACATCCGGTACTTTGTGATGGGGCTGAGGGAGAGGGGCGGCGGGGTAGCCGCTGCATACATAGAGAGGCAAATATAAGTCGTAGGTGTGTTCAGGGGCTCCACAGCGCGGGGCGGCGCGAATGTGCCGTACATTCGGAGCGAAGCGGAGAATGGCACAGAGCCAATTTAGTTCGCCCGAGCATTTGAAATACAGGGTCCCCGCCCGGCTCTGCCAGGGGGCACACGACCACGCTATGGACGGCATCCGGTACTTTGTGATGGGATTGAGGGAGCAGGGCAAGGGATATGTGGAGCGGAAGGCGTAGCAAGTGCTGGCGCCCTTGACTCGTTTCAAGGACTGCGTCTGCCGCTCCCTTGCTTTCTGTCTGAACTCAGGCGCTCTGCCGAAGAAGTGACTATATGCCAACGGTCAATGAGCGGTAGCAGAAATGAATTGGGAAATGCCCTGAAAGGGGATTTTCAT